ATCAATACGGTTATAAGTGCGAATGTGGCGGATATGTGATTAGTCCAAGCGGGAAGATTCAGGGTAAATGGGTGGACGAATCCACCGCCTACGGCATCGACTGTCCTGGCGGGAAATGTGAGTGGTGAGAACTATGTCCGATCAAAAGTTATGCGCACGTTGCGAGATATTTCCCCGTAAACAATGCGAAGAAATCTGCGAACCATGCATGAACGAGTTGATTCTCGGACAACCGAGCAGAAACAATGCATGGAATCGGTTTATCGAAGAATTCTCTGACGCTTTGATAAGTCAGGAAAGGAGCGAAAGTTAGTGAGTGAGTACTTGAACAAGGAAGCGGTGTTGGAGTGGTTGAAAAAGGAAGCAAGTTCAGGAGACAGTGACATCTGGAATAAAAACTTCAATTATGGGCTAGAATATGTTATAGAGAATATCCAATCCGGTCGTTTCGACGTTCCTTGCACACAAGAAGATCGTCTGCGGGCGGCGTTGAAGGAATAGTTGCGTTTATATAATGCATATGTTATAATACACATAAAATCATCATCTGAGCAGGAGGTGCGCACATGATTCCCATTGAACATCCTATAAACAAGACAAAAACAGACTTGCGGCGTTCTATAACGAGAATGTCTATTTTTGTAAAGCAGGAACCTAATCATCCAGCGATAGAAGAAATTAAGCAAGCTATTCAACAAATGAAGCATGCATCCAAAATTTTATTGAATGTGGAAGTGAAGTCCGATGATTAACGTTACATCGGACTCTCATTTTATCTATATTTCCGGAACCAGCAGTATCCGACATCTTATGACGGATTATTTCGATGCAGTTTATGTCAAAACAAAAAAGTGCTGGAGACTTCCTAAAAACCATTGGGTGTGTTCTGAACTATGGAAAGAGTTTCCCGAAATCAGGAAGAGCAGGAACTTCCTTCAGATCGGAATGGAGTGCAAACGTCAGTATGATGAACTGGTTGCGCTTCGTCAGACGTCAATGGAACTGGAAGGTTTGAGACCGTATCAGGTAGAAGATGTTTCATACCTGATACATCTAGAAGCTGGAGGAATCTTTAACGAACCACGAACAGGTAAAACACCGATATCAATTACGCTCATACGGTTGATCGGTGGGGATCAGAATTTGGTTATCTGTCCAGCTTCTCTTGTTCCTAACTGGAAGAGGGAAGTGGAAAAATGGTATCCGGAAGGTGTAGATAAAGTAACCGTTGTCAGTAAGGATTATCTGAAAGGACATCTGAACGATTATCTGAAGGATTGGGATGTGGTGATCGTCGATGAAGCGCATTTTCTACGCAACTTTAAAACGTTGCAATCAAAGGCAGTCTTTAAAGTTGGAAAGAAAGCGAAACGTCGCTATGCGCTAACAGGAACACCAGCGATCAATCATGCTTCAGATGTTATCCCGATACTCATGTTTCTGTATCCAAATCATTACCCGTCATACTGGCAGGTAGTAGATCGTTATTTTAACAAATACGAAGTTCCATACAAACCTGCACCAGAATTGGGGGATGTGAAGAAACATCGAGAAAATGAGTTCCGAGGGATCGTTGAGATGGTTTCTGTCCAGCGAAAGCGTAGGGAAGTTATGAGATGGCTTCCTGAAAAACAATATGTAACGCTGGAATGTGAGATGGACGCTAAACAGCGAAAATTGTACAAACAAATGAAAGAAGAGTTTATAGCGATGATCGAAGATAATGTTCAGATTGCTGATGGCGACTTATCAAAATGGTCAGAAGCGTTGGAATCTGAACATGTCGTTCATGCGTCCACAGAACTTGTACAGCTTATTCGTTTACGGCAATTAGCACTCGACCCTCGATTATTAGGATTCGATGTTGTCGGAGCGAAAACAAAACTAATTCTCGATTATCTAGAGAACGTCCGGGAGCCGATCGTTATCATGTCCATGTTCACAAGCTATTTGAAAATGCTGGGACAGGACATTGAAAAGAAGCTGAAGCTGAAGGTGGATTATATTCATGGTCAGATGTCAAACAAGGATAAAGACAGAGCGGTTACAGAGTTTCAAGAAGGTAAGGTGGATGTTTTGTTGTGTAACATTATTTCAGCAGGAGTCGGATTCACGCTTGATCGCTCAAACAAAGTCTTATTTAGTGACCGTGCGTGGACACCGGCTGAAAATGAACAAGCCGAAGATAGGGTTTGCCCGACGAGCGAAGAGCGTAACCATTCGCACTTCGTGATTGATGTGGTCTGTAACGATTCAGTAGACCAACGTCTGCACAAAATACTTCTTCAGAAAAAATCCCTTACAGACATTATCAATGAGGGCAGACAGTCCATTATCAATTTACTTTAAAGGAGCGTGATGAGTATGAAATTAGTCATCGGAGAAGATGTAACACGCTTCCTCACAGAATTTGCATCTATGCCGGGTGTTGGACATCTGGCGGTGATCGGCACCGTATCTGTAGCATCCGCACTGTTAAAAAAGCATCTGTTAAGCCGGGGACACTATACGGCAGCGTACCTTTCAGATCAAGTGACGTTTATAATAGGAGGATTAACCGTCATCGACTTGATCCTGAAGTTTGCTAAGTATGCAATTATGATTTTTGGCATCATTTGATGCCATTTTTTATTTTATTTACTTGCATACTTAATGTGATATGTGGTATACTTTATAATGCGAAGGAGGGGATACAATGAAATTCCATATTGATCATTTGGCACAAGACGTTTCCGAACGGATGTTTTTGATCGGTTCAGAAATGGATGCGGAAAACATTGACGAAGACAAACTCATCGAACAAGCATTAGAATACGTTATGGAGGGAATCATCGAAGATAAGTACAAAGATTCCCTGCTGATTATGATGAATCACAATCAACGTATTCGAGATACACTCGATGAACTTTATCAAGAAAGGATGAAAGGAGGACTTACTATTTCATCAAAAATGCGTTCCGTAGGTTTAAAACACAGACAGATTTCCTGATGTATATCCAAAGGAAGGAGAAAATGAAAAATGATAGGAGTAGTTAGAAAGATCGATCAATTCGGGAGAATTGTTATCCCGATGGAGTGGAGAAGAATATTTGACATCAATGAAGGTGACGATATTGAAATCATTGCTGATGGGAACGAATTGAGAGTCCGTAAATACAACGCTACAAAACATTGCACTTTTTGCGATTCTGATAAAATTCTCACACGTATTGGAGAATACGCAATTTGTGAAAGTTGTACGAAGGAGGTTGTGAGAAAATATGGGGAATCAACCGAAGCCATGCGGTCAGTATGATGCATATGTGAATCCATATGACCGGGTAGATATTGCAGGTAGAGTATTCTCAACATTAAAAATCTACGAACGGTACGGAATACCGTTCGAGCGTTGGTTGACGATGGTCGAAACTGGCGAATGGTATGAGATTGTAGGGTGATTTGAAATGGTTATGAAGAATGCTAATCTGATTCGGGGAAGTGAAGCACAGGACTTCCTCAGATGTCGCAAGCGTTGGAAGTGGAGATGGGTGGATAAGTTGGTTCCCAAACGTACAGATGATAAACTGTTATTTGGAAACCTGTTTCACAAATTTGTTGAAGAATACTACAAGAACGGGAAGTGTAAGACTTCAGGATTCGTTGCAATGAAGAGTATGTTCAACGAAGCAAACGTGGATACTATGGAACAAACAGAACTGGACGATCTGTGGGAACTGGTTTCAGAAGTAACCGAAAATTATGTTAATTATTGGTCTGAAAAAGACGATGTATCAAGAGTTCTTGCTACGGAATTCACATTCGCTATCCCGTTGATACACGACATCGTTTTTACTGGCACTGTTGATTTACTGTATATCGACTATGACGGCAAACTATGTTTTAAAGATTACAAAACATCAAATTCGCCTGAAAAATATGTCAAACGTGCAAAAATGGATATGCAGATTCGCAGATACTTCTGGGCAATCCAACAATTACTTACTGGAGAAGGTTTCATATTGGAAGGCGATGATTGGAAACCTGTATCCGAAATTGAATGGTTCAAGGGATTGCCAAACAAACCTGACCGATTCATCTATGATATTGTCGCACGTAAAGCTCCAAAAGTTCCCGAACTGTTAAAGAAGGGGGGTTTATCAGTAAATAAGTCGCAAGACACGACTTACAGCGTTTATCTGAAGGCTTTGATCGACCATGGTCTGGCAACGAAAGATGGAGATGCTGAACCGAAGTATCAAGAGATGTTGGAACACCTTCTGGCACAAGAGAGTCAATTCGGAAATAAATTCTTCAGAAGAATTCCTGTTTACTGTCACACAGAGGAAATAGAAAATTCGATTCAAGAATTGTTTTCTGTGGCGGTGGAAAGTAGTTCGATTAAAAAGTCGATTGAATCGGGGGATATTTACAAAATGTCTTACGACCCTATATATCGTAATGTTACAGATGATTGTTCGTGGGATTGTCCATTTGAAGGATTATGTCTGTCTGACATGGATGGATCAGATACAGAATCCCTCATAGATATGTTTTTTGATGTAGAAGATTCACAGGAGGATTGATGATCAAATGGCATTTGTAGTTCGTAAACCCGGAACAAATACAACCACAAACAAATCTGGTAAAGTTGTTGTTCTTTATGGGCCGCCACTTGTTGGAAAAACATCAACGCTTGCAAACGATCCAAGTATAAAAATATGTCTGATCGACTTGGACAAGAATTCAACAGTTATTGAAGGATCAGATCATATCACCATCATAGGTGTTGACAGCTTTGAGGAATACCTTGCAGTTAAAGAAGGAGTTGACCGGGGTGTGTTCAAATATCCCGGCGGAGAACTGAAGATGGACTTCGATCTTTATGTCATCGACAGCTTCACTCGTATGGAAGAATTGATCAAACGTTGGGTTGTCGATACGTTTGCACCGAATCGTAAACGTGAAATTGGCAATAAGTTTGGAGCGCAGTCCGACTGGCAAGACTTACAGGATCGAGAAATCCAAGAAATTCGTGATTGGCAAGCTATGTCCAAACGTGGAGATCGTCCGATCAATGCTTTATGGATCGGACATGACATGCAGGTAACGAACGAGTTCGGTCAAGCTATTGCAACACAACTTATGTTACAAGGAAAATATGCAGCACCACGGATCGGTTCAGCGGTAGATGCGATGTTCTACATGTTCAAAAAGACGAATCCCAAAAACCCTGAACAAGTTGCCCGTGGTATCTATACCCTTAACGATGGTATCATTCACGCAGAAGCAAGAGTTCATCCTCGTAACCGTCCGAAGATTCCGAAAATCATCTGGAATCCGAAATGGTCTGAAGTATTCGCCATGCTCAACGGTGAATTTAAAGACGATGAAAAATCTTCTTGATTTTATATCCAATATCATATATAATATATGGTAAAAACACCTATTAACAAAGGAGGAATTTAAAATGTCTTTTTTCACGACAAATTACGAGAACGTAGACTTTGAAATTGTTCCAGAAGGAGAGTATGAGTGCATTATTTCAGAAGTAGAGAAAACAACATTCTCTACTGGATCAGAAGGGCTGAAGGTAACACTCACCATTCGCCACGATGTAAATCAAGAAGGAGCAAAGCGTAAATTGTTCGATAACCTTGTAGCGTCTCCGAAAGCGATGTTCAAATTCAATCAAGTGTCAAAAGCAATTGGTTTTCCAGAAGGAACAACGTTCGATGACATCTCTGACTTCGCACAAGCAATCAAATTCAAACCCGTTCGAGTAAAAGTTGTCCATGAAAAATATCAGGGAGAAAATAGGGAGCGTGTAAATCGTTACATGCCGGCTTCTGTAGAATATAACGGAAACCCTGAACATGGCGGTCCGGCAGGAAATCCATTCAATATTCCAGACGAGGATTTCCCGTTTGTTGAGCAAGGCGACATAAAACCTCCGTGGGAAGAATAATTAAAGGAGAGTTGAGTGAGAATGGAAAATTACAGTAAACGGTTGAAGGAACTCGTAAAAAAGGAACAATCTTGCTACAAGAAGTTGTTGAAAGCGATGAAGAAGCTGGAGGAAGCTGAAAATAACTTGAAAGAAGTTCGTAAAGAAATCGCATCTATTGCAATCAAAGGTTCGATTTTATCGAAAAATGTGGTGGAAGAAAATACTGTATCGGACGTTCCGAAAATGCAGGATGACTTTCCGAACGAATAAATAGCAAAGGGGCGACTTGCCCCTTTGAGAAGGTGTTATTAAAATCAAAGTATCCGCATCTGTTCGGAAATAAACCACCTGTGGTGGGTACGATGATATAATAACATCCTCTCAAGGAGGGCAAGATGGGAAAGGAGAAAAGAAGTTATGAGGTTTCTGGAATCGTTTTTCTCTAAACGTCAAGCATTGCCTGAAGCGAACTCACAGGGCGAGATTCCAGTACTTTGCCCGTTTCCGCATTCAAAAGGTTATGAAACTCGTCCATCCGCACATATTAACCCATCGAAAGGATTATTCCACTGCAAAACTTGTCAGGCAGAAGGAAGGTTTAGTGACGGAGGTCTATCAGAAATCGGATTTGTTTCGCAGATATACAATATCCCATATGAACAAGCTGCAAAACTGGTAACTATAGAGTCCGATCACGATGACGAAGAAATTTGGGAACGTGCTGTCGAAAATTTGCACAGGTTGGGTCAAGATTATATCGAATACTTGAAAAGCCGTGGAATTACTATAGACACTATACGTAAGTATAAACTTGGATATTCTGGCGATGGTATAGGGTATCCTGTTTTTATCCACGGAGTTCTTTGTGACGTTCGCACATACATGCCGAATGAACGTCCGAAAATGCGATCCCGAAAAGGTGCTTCACCGCTACTATTCCCATTCGATCATTGGATACAGGACGAACGCCCAACTTTGCTGGTAGCTGGAGAGAACGATTGTTTACTCGCCCGGCAATTAGGATTCAACGCAGTGTGCGTCACAGGTGGCGAAGGATCATTCCCAAAAATGTTTGTGGGAATGTTCAAAGGGAAAACGGTTTACATCTGTTATGACGAAGATGACGCTGGAAAGAAAGCGACAAGAACTGTTGCGTTTTACCTGCACGAAGCCGGAGCCGATGTCCGCATCGTAAATCTTGGATTAAGTGGCTCCAAAGATGAAAAAGACTTGACAGATGCAGTTGTCAAGCGTGGTTATACGGCAGAAGATATTCAACGATGTATCGAACAGTCAATCCCCTATACACCTGAAGATTTCGTCGAAGATAAGGAAAAGCATTATCCACTCGTCAACCTATGGGAAGTACCACAAGGGAAGTATGCAGGTAGAAGAATCAGTAGCAGGGTTGTTCTTTCAGGTAAATACGATGCAGCAATGCAAACACCGTCACTGGTACGGTGGGTATGCAAAAAGCCGATTCTGGAAGGAAACTCACCATGTCACCATTGTCCACTAAGAGGAAACAGGGACGATTCATTTTCCGGATGGTGGACGTTGGATGATGATAATTTGGGAGATGTTATGATGCTGGTAGACAAATGTTCTACCAAAGCGCAACAAACAAAGAATTTGCGAAAAATAATAGGGTTTCCAGACAAATGTCCGAATGGAGATTTCGAGATCAGAACCCGAAAAGAAGTTTACAAAGTGATCTTTACACCGGACGTTGAAACTGAAGATATATTGTCCGGATTCAGAGCAACGGAACAATATGCTTATATTGTTGGACATGCTTTAGAAGATGGTTTGAGGTATAGAGTATATTTCCGCACATACGCTCATCCGCTGGATGGTCAGCGGGTTTATATGGTTGTAGATAAAGTCGAAGAATCCGATAATGCTATAAATACATTTCGCATGACTGAAGAAATTCGGGAATCGTTGAAAGTCTTTCAGGGAAATCCGAAAGATATGATGTATAAGCGAGCGCTTATGGCAAAAGATATTGTCGGAAATTTCGCACCTGAAATGATCGTATATGCCGTTGATCTCATGTACCATTCCCCACTTCAGTTCAAATTCAGGGGAAAGGTAGAGAAAGGATACCCTGAAGGATTGATTGTCGGTGATACCCGAACAGGTAAGTCCAAAACGGCAGAAATGCTTCAGAGATACTACGGAATCGGAAACTTTGTATCTGTTAAGAGAGCAACAACAGCCGGACTTCTTGGCGGAGCGGACAAGCTACCGAACGGAGGTTTTCGAGTATCTTGGGGAACAATTCCAAGAAATAACAAAGGTCTGGTCGTTCTGGATGAGATGTCAGATTGCAGTCTGGACGTTATCGCATCCCTTACAGATATGAGATCGTCCGGGATTGCTACAGTAAGCAAGATTGTAAAAGGTAAGGCGCCCGCTATGACAAGACTTCTGTGGATCAGCAACCCTCGTAAAAATCATGAGGGTAAGAATCTTCCCGTAGAAGATTATCCAACAGGTGTTCAAATCGTGCTTGATTTAGTTGGTGCGACTGAAGATATAGCAAGATTCGATTTCATCGTACTTGTAGCTGAAACTAAAATATATTCTCCAATCGAAGAAGCACCGATGAAGGCACATGATTCAGAATTATATAGAAGATTAATTCATTGGGTGTGGAGTAGAAACGCAGATCAAATCCTTTGGGGAGAGGGGGTAGAAGAATATATATGGCAAGTATCGCAGGAACTGAACGAAGCGTACAATACAGACATCAAATTTTTCGGGGCGGAAGCGTGGAAGAAGCTCGCAAGGGTAGCGGTAGCTTGCGCCGGAGCATGTTTCAGTTCTGATGAATCTGGAGAATGTATTGTAGTCGAAAAAGAACATGTGGATTGGGCATCAAAGTTCTTACGGGATTGTTACGATAATCCTATCTTTCGACTTCGAGAATATGTTCAGGATCAGAGAATTAAGAATGAAACGAACGAAGCAGTGAATAATCTTGTAGCAGGTCTGATCCGAACAAACGCATCATTTTTCCGGAACATTCTCCAAACAACAACNCCTTACCCAAGGTACAACCTGCAAGCCGTATCCGGTATGGACAATGACTCATTTAACGAACTTATCAATAAGTTATCATCCAATTATTTAATAACGGCAACACCACAAGGATTTATGCCAACAAGAAGGTTAAGGAAAGCTATCGATGCTTACAGAAAAATTGATACTCAAACCTATATACAACCATTAACTCAAAAAGGAGGTAGGACAGTATGATTATACAGATGGGCGATTATAAATATAACGTGAATAGCGTCGACTACTTGAGAGATATTCGAGACCATCTGAAGAAAGATCAGCCGAAATGGTGCGTTGTCGATTTCGAGACAACAGGATTGCATCTCAAAAAGGACTTGCCCACAATAGGTTCGTTTACTTGGAAAGGTCAGTCTTACGTCTTTCCAGCAACTGAAGAAAACCTATTGGAACTCGTGAATTTAGCGAATCAAGTTGGGTTTTTGGTGAATCACAACATCAACTATGACTTACATATGGCAGCTAATAAACTTGNTGATGATTTGTATGGTAGGCGATTCAAGAAGTTAGGCGATACGATGGGTTTTTGTCGATTGTCTTTTGAAGCGTTAAGCACTAGATACGGTGGAGATACGTTAAAACTGAAAGCGATTGGAAACAAATACATCGATGCGACCGCAGATCGTTATGAAAAAGCGGTCATATCGTGGATGAGGAAGAAAAGAACGTCAGACCATAAAGTTCTTTCAGCTATGCTTCGCCCGTTTGGTTGGACGATTACAAGATTGGAAAATGCAATGAATAAAAGTACGGAGCCGATTCCTGAAGAAGTCATGAACGTTTTTCGGGAATGGCGAAATGCTTATCCAGAACCAACGTATGCAGACGTTCCAATAGACATTATTACACCTTACGTAGCATCAGACGGGATTCTCACAGATATTTTGATTGAAAAATCAACACCTGTGATAACCTTCAGGAAGCAGTGGAAGATACTCAACAAAGAATTTGAACTTCTTCCAGTAGTATGGGAGATGGAACGTCAAGGAATTCCGGTGGATCGGGAGTATTTGAAGAAATCTCTCGAATTGGTGGAAGATTATATTTATGAACTTCAAATGAAAATGCATGAACTCGCCGGACAGAAGTTTACAGTCGGGCAACATGAAGTTATCAAAGATATATACGAAGATCGTTTGGGATACAAACCTTCGTCAACAGACAAGTCTTTTATGAAAAAGATGGCGGCTGAAGGAGACAAGTTGGCGGATACGATCATAAAGTTACGTAGATTAGAAAAATGGAAAGCGACATATATTGAACGAATCCTTGACGTATCCGAATATGACGGAAAATTTTACTCATCGATGAACCAATTCAATCCAGTTTCCGGGAGATTTTCGGGCGATGCACAACAGTTTCCACGAGATGCGATCTTTGACGACAAGGGAAATGAAATATTTAACCCTAGACGAGCCTTTAAACTACGAGGATATTATCTGGACTTCTCACAGGTCGAATTACGTGTTCAAGCGCACTATACTATGTACTTCGGTGGTGATATTAACCTTTGTCGAGCGTATATGCCGTTCAAGTGTGTCCACTATGAAACAGGCGAAATTTTCGACCATGAAACTGAATATGGAAGGAATCGATGGAATGAGATGAAGCCGGGAGCACCAACGGACAAACACTGGGAGGAACTTTTGAAGGAAGGTTGGTCAGCGTGGGTCGTTCCTGAAACAAGTAAGCCGTGGATTCCAACTGATGTTCATTCAGCGACTACGATACGTGCGCTGAAGATTATGGGAATGAATCCTGAAGAAATGGACGAAAAAGAGTTTTCTTTCTGGAGAAGGATAGGAAAACAGTTCAACTTTATGAGGAACTACGGCGGCGGAGATGCTATGGCGGCTGAAACGCTTGATATTTCATTGGATCAAGCAAAAGCAATGAATAAAGGTTACACAGATGCTTTCCCGAAAGTCGTCACTTATCAAAGAGCCGTAGAGTCTACTATGAGTAAACAGGGATATATAGAAAACCTTTTTGGACGAAGATACTATATTAGTAGTTCAAGAAATTTCTACAGAGCGGCAAATTACTTAATTCAGGGTACGTGTGCAGACGATTTAAAGAATAAAATGATTCAAATTGACAAGTTTATCAAAGACAATAATTTAAAGTTACGTATGGTTTTGTGTGTGCATGATGAACTACAATTTCACGTTCCAGACCCATCTGAAGATTGGGCGATTTGGGAGATCAAAAAGATTATGGAATATGCACCGAACATTAGTGTCCCAATCATTGCCGAAGTAGAATTTTCGGATACTTACTGGAGCGAGAAAAGAAAGGTGTTGCCACCTGTAAAATGAGTAGACCAAACCATTTAAAAAGGATAACTTGTCCTACTTGTCGTAAAAAATACAGCTATTATTACTATCAAAACCATGTATGTTCGCCGGAGCGACCCAAAAACAGCGCACCGGCAAGGAAATACGCAAAGGTTCGATGTGATAAATGTCGCCGAATGTATTCCAGACAGCATTTTGATAAACATACTTGTATACCACCGGAATTTAGAGATAGATGGTAGATCGGCATGAAGGAAAGTGGGTGTAAATCTGTGAACGGATTCCATGTTAATAGAATAGCTTACGAAGATACGAAAGATTTTATTTTAAAAAAGCACTATGCACAGCGTATGCCTTCAATATCTTATGCGTTTGGACTTTTTAAGGATAGTACTATGGTAGGTGTACTAACTATTGGAAAACCTGCATCACCGAACTTATGCACAGGTCTTTTAGGATCGGAACATGCACATAGAGTCTACGAATTAAACAGACTTGTAACTGAAGATGGTTTGGGGCGTAACGTGCTATCTTTCTTTGTAGGTAAAGTGTTAAGGATGCTTAGAAATGAGGATATTGTCATCGTTTCGTTTGCAGATGAAGGTGTTGGTCATCATGGCTACATATATCAAGCAACAAACTTCATCTACACAGGAAAGACAAAAGAAAGAACGGACAAGTATATGCCGGGAAATAAGCATCCTAGACATTATACAGAAGAATATAAGCATCTACGAAAAGTTAGAACACCTAAGCACAGATATGTGTTCTTTACGAGGAAGTCTAGGAGATTGAAGAAGCAGTTAAAATATCCTATACTTCCTTATCCTAAAGGTGTCAATCGTAACTATGTCTTAGGCGAACTTATCCGTCCACTTATAATAGATACCCGAACAGGCGAAACATTTTACGAAGATGTCAACTAGTTTTCTTATGAATGATGTGGAAACCTGAAGGAATCGTAATCTTTGGATAGTTGTGATCGGACACAATCAGTAAAGTTCTTGCGTCATGTTGTTTACGGACATAGGATTCAACAAACGCATCTACTTTCGATTGCATCTTCTTTGTGCTGATTAACGTTCGTTGATATTCGATAATAACTGGACGATCGTTGATCCTTGTGTAAGCATCTGGAACATACTCATCGTTGATTTGGGGTTCGACTTCAAAAATCTTCGGTTTCTTCAAACGAAGGTAAATATCCACTAAACCAAGAAAATGTTCGATTTTGTTCGACCGATGATGAATGATCGCCGGATTCGGCATGTATAGGTATGGACGATCTTTCACCTGCGGAATCGGAAGCACGTAACCGTCTCTCGACAGGCGCTTCAAAATCCGGTTCACTGTAACTACTGGTCTGGCTACTTCCGGACAAGCTAGTTGAGCGATCTGGTCTCTCGCCATTACCCGGAAATGTTTCAGGTATTGGATAATCAATTTGTCTCGCTTCGTCATAATCATCTCTCCTATACTTATTTAGTAAAACTTGTACTTGTGAAGGGGACATGTAAGGTACCTGAACAAGTTCAGGATGACCGTCTACAAGAATTGCCCTACCCTGAATCTTGCCGATATGGGCAGCGTCTGGAATATCGAGAATGATTTTGGAATTGACTTCATCGAAAGTGGCAAATGACATTCTGGTAACAATGTTTGCTTTAATTCTCGGCTTCAATACGTCTTTTGCATCAGGACGCTGACTGGAAATGATGAGATGGACGTCTACATAACCGGCAGTTTCGGCGATCTCGGTGACAATCTCTTGGATCACCTTGTCGTCAGCGAAACGTCCATACTCATCGATAATAACGAACATGGGATTTACCTTATCGTCCGTATATTTGGATCGATATTCTCGAAGATCGACAGCATCCCTACAATTTTTGAGAAGGTTCTTTCGTCGATTAATTTCTGAAAGAACATCCTTCAGATAAGCACGGGCTTCGCCAGAAGTTTCGGCAATTCTGATCTGTGGAATATCTCGAAACATGTACAAGTCGGACACCTTATGATCAATGAATATAATATCTACATTACCTTCTGTAGACAGAATCAAGTGTGTTGCAACATATCTGAGAAACGCTGACTTTCCCATACGAGTCGCTCCACCGCATAAAAGGTGACAACATGTTTCGTCTTTGAAGTCGAGTGTACGAAGTCCGAAAGGAGTGTAAAGCGGAATGGCAAGAGGTTCCATCGGAAGTTCATCAGTAAAATTCATCTTTTCGTAGAATGGGTGGAAGCCGAAAGTAAGTTCACAAGTTGATCCGAATAGATGTCTGAAGCGAATATGACTCGCTGTGGCTTGCTCCAGCCCCTTCAGGTGTGATTTGAATTCTTCGATAGTGTATCCGTAAGGTAAAGTGAATTCAGTCCTGTACGATCGATTCTGTCGCTTACAGAGCGTCATCTTTACTCCGGGAGAAAGCTTTGTAGCGGATAAGTATCGTCTGATGGATCGTTTCAGGCACGCTTTTTCAGTATTCATGATTGCACCGACAACACCTGTAATGAACATCGATGCGCCAAGTGTACCAAGCATCAGATCACATCCTTTGATATATTTTGTAATAAGGTATGTAGATCAAGTGTAAAATATGATATGTTTTTATTAAGGAGTTGATTTTAACATCATGATAATCGTATCAATCGATCCTTCGGGTAATTGGGCTGAAGGAAAAGGAACTACAGGGATTGCGGTATTCAAAGATTCAAAATTGGATTCCGTAAAAACGATCGAAGCGAGATTTTTTGCAGATGCCGAATCTTATTGGAATGAAGTAGCGTTTCATGCGTCAAAATATGTAGTTCGTTCACAAATAGATGTTGTTGTATGCGAAGCCTTCAAGTTACAACCGAATAAAGCTGCTGCTCAATCATGGTCATCTATGGAAACACCTATGCTTATTGGACATTTGCGAATGCAAGCGTGGCAACATAAACAAAAGTTCGTTTTGCAAGACCCATCTTGCAAAACACGTGTTCCAGATGAATTGCTGGTTAAAATGGGAATTCTCGAAAAAAGGGGGAATCGACACTATGCGCTTGGTAAACAGACTAACGATCACATGAGAGATGCGATTCGTCACGGGGTATATTACCATTTGTACGGGAGGAAACGAGAATGATGAAGATACTTATTACAAATGCAGAAAACAACGCATTGGACAAAAGAATAAAAGATTATGAGAAGAAAGGATACAAGCTGTTAAAGAGAGGTATGACGTTTTTCGATGGGCGTAATTCGTACACGAAGTACTGGGCGGTGTTAGAACTGAATGACTCGTAATTTTCAATATAATTTTATATGTGATGATTGTATATGTGTTTTCACCATTTATTTAGCAAAAATTATTAAAAAACCTGTATGTCCTTTATGTAAAAGTAATCGATACGTTAGAGATCACGTATCAGAAAGAATGGATAAGGGATCGAATAAATTTAAGAAAAGATGGTCAGATGGAGAGTTAGTTATACTTCGTAGGCATCTGAAAGGAGAACTTACAGCCTATCAAGTTTCATACTTGGTCGGAAGGTCTGTAAATAGCGTAATTAAAAAATCTGAAAGGATGAGACGGAATGGAATCTGAAGGAAAAGTTGTTTATGACAGTGTAGAACGTCCGAGACATTACAATCAAGGAAAAGTTGAGTGTATCGATGCGATCGAGTCAGCAGTAGCAACTCTTTCAGGATATGAAGGGTATCTGATCGGCAGCGCTATAAAATACTTATGGCGCTGGAAAATCAAAAACGGCAAAGAGGATTTGCTTAAAGCACGTTGGTTTCTGGATAAGCTGATTAATTATAGTGATGAGGGATGATGTGTTATGACAAGACGTGGTGGAGCCGTAAGAGGGCTTGCGTTTGTATTAAGGATTTATATTGTTATTATAATTATTCTTTTGACACTATACAAACTATTACGTTAGGATTAGGAGATGAATGAAATGAGGATCAGCGAACTTGTACAAAAAGCCCATGAAAATGCAAAAAATAAAGGATGGTGGGACGAAGATCGATCCTTTGGTGAACTGATTGCTTTGATACATAGCGAAGCGTCTGAATCATTGGAGGATTACCGCAAAGGTCATAGTCCAACAGAAGTATGGTACCAACATGGTAAACCTTGTGGAATACCGACTGAATTGGCGGACATATGCATCAGGGTATTTGATATTTGTGGTCGGTACGGTATCGATCTGGAGAAAGCCATTATCGAAAAAATGGAATATAACGAAACACGTCCGTATAAGCATGGAGGTAAGGTGATCTAATGAAAGGAAGTGAAAATGAGCGTTCGTAATGAACGCTCATTCTTTTGTATTTCCTTCATGTTTGTTGAATACCATTTCAAATAGTCCCGTTGCCGACAGTCCGGCGATTCCTCCAGACCATAAGCGAAGGACAGTATCCAAATCAGTAAACGGTGATGCTGCGAAACCTACAATCAGACCGATGAGAAATCCAATGATAGGTACAACACGCTTCGGCATATTGACCGTAGTTTTCGCCAGTTGGACAAGCGCAGTTACAACTGGAATAAGAACTGTAGCAAAAGTCAACACTTCCTGCATCATTCAACAATCCTTCCTTTACTAATAAGATCATATAATCGAATTATAACAGTAGCTACCTCTTCCCTTGTCATAGGTGCTTTCGGATAAAAGTTTCCATCAGGATAACCATTGATAAGACCTAAATTATATGCTCTCAAAATATATTTTTCAGACCAAAGTTCCTTCGGAACATCTGGAAATGGAGTCCGTTGTTCGTCTTTTCGCTTCTTGATAAGTTCGATAACGTCTTTTACAAACTTATCGTAAGAAAATAGCGTGTCGTGTGGACAATTCTTTCCAGACACTTTCCGATGCGGTGCGATACGGTCTGGACTGTCCCATCCGTGAAGCATCATGATTTGAGCCGTTACGTCTACAGCATTATTGTAAGTTGCTTCATCCAACGGCTCACCTTCATTAACGGCTTCGCAAGCAATTTCAAGACCAATCCAGTTCCGATTGTAATGACCGTTTGCACCATCTCCAGCGTGCCAACCGTTCTCGTTGAAAGGTAGATGCTGAGTTGCACTATCCTTGTCAACTGTCACATGCCAGCTTACCGATTTACTGGTGTTACGAATATATTCGCCGTGCATCTCATCTCCTGCACCGTCTCGCCAGTTGTTTGTTGTGTGAATCAGAATACCAACTGGGGACATGGGATTCCCCGGACGGTTACGATGTCCCTTCGGTAAAAAATCCTGCCTGATCTCAAGCATTTATTACACCACCTTTTTATGAATATCTTTCACAAGATCATTCGTGTTCCGAGAAACTCTCAAAACTTCTTGTTGAAAATCTTGATCTTGTTGTAGTGCTTTTTCAGTCACAATTGCTACACGATTAAGTGCTTCCGTATTTCGATTGTATGAATCGAGTAACTTTGATGCAAAGTGAAACAGGAACCACAGTAACCCTACAACTACAATACCTGCAATACCTAATTGTGCGAGAGATTCAAAATTCGGCATGGCATCCTGATCCTCCTACTCTTCTAAAAAGTTAATCGGTTTACCTACGAAAAGATTTCTCAAATTTTCTAGCAAGCTGTCTTTACCTGAAAACGTGTCGAGCGTTCTTCTAGCAATCCCTCCACCGAACGTACTTACAGCGTGGCTGGCTAATGTCCACGGATCATAACTTTCTCCACGATATTCTTTATCATAATCCAAAGGTCTACCTGTGAAGAAGTTCCTGTTTTGTGAGACTTCCATAATAAACTTTGGAAGAGGATTCATGCTATTGGTAAACATCTGAAACGGATCGTCGTTCAGATCGGATACTGGAAGTCTTGGATTCCACATCGTACCGCCACCGATATGCATGTATTCTTCCATTGCCCAATCTGGAGCGATACCTTCCATATCTTCATTGATCTCATCCAAAAACCGATGATACGTCTGATAATATCTTGGATGTTGCGCCATCCTCATAATCTGCAACGGTACGTTATTCTTCGTCCAGTTCCAAAACGGAATGACAAGTCGTGCAAGTTTATCTGAACTTGTCATTTCTGTATAGTTGAACAGATATTTACGCACTGATTCTGCTGCCAGATCAGCGGAACCAAGTTTGCGTTTCATGTCCATATAATGCGTAAGTCGTGTAATATGGTCGGTCAAATCTCCAAAATTACGTCTCATAAATCGAGTGTAAGACCAATCTCTAACCGCACGTTCTGACTTTGCAAGAATGTTTTGAGGATCAACAAGTCCTGCACGAGTAAAATCTGAAGAGAACCCGGATTCAAGGATACCACGTTCAGCAGCTTCCTGAAGAAGTTTCTCTTGTGACTTAGTTAATCTACCATTTCGAGCGTTGAGAATAATTTCAGTCGCTTCCCTATACGTTTTCAAACTACGTACACCGGCAACGTAATTATTAAACACGTTACCGATAGCGTTGTATAGGAAATGTGCTGGAACAAATGTTGTGACCAACATCTTCCAGATGTTGTATACAGATTCAAAATGACCAATTAGCTTTGCTATACCTTTTTCGTTAAAAATAGATTCCACCTTTTTTAACGCATCGTAAACGTCACGATCGATCACATGTTCTTCAAATCCAAGTCCGAGACGATATGATTCTTCCCTCGACAGACGACTGTATCTGTGGGCTACTTGTACAGCGTTGGGACTTGCTTTATAATCAGAGAACTTCATAATGATATTTTCCTCTTGAAACACTTTTTGAAGTTCCCTCATCGCCATTGCGTTAATATGCGAAGCGTAACGTTTCGCTAGCGCATCAATCGGGTTACGTTCAAATAAATTTGATAAAATCGATACTTTTTCTTCCAACTCTTCCCGTAGAACATCGTCTATGTCTGGGCGCATTTTTGCGTTTTCTAAAGATGCAATATAGTTGTCAAGCTGCGCCATCGTTTGGAAACTTCGACGTTCTTTACTGAATTGGCTACTTGCCGACATGTTGATAAGTTTTGAAAACTCAGGATCGTTTTTGTATTTTTGAGCCTTCGCCAACAAATCTTCTTCTGAAGGTTTGATAACGTGCGGGAAGTAGTTCGCCCGAACACTGTCAAGAATACCTGCATCCAACTCCAGTTGTGCAATTTCGTTATAAATCGATCGCATTTTATCCGCAACTTTTTGCATCTGTGGCGTCACTTGGTCTGGACGGAATTTGGATTCTGGGAACTTGTTTTCGAGAATGTAAGGTATAGCTTCAAGTTCATCCTTAGAAAGTCCCTTCGCCATCTTATTAATTTCTCGAAGTTCAAGATTCAGCTTCTGCATCTGTCCGGCAATCTTAGCGTGTGTTAAGCGAATATGTTTCGCCGCACGGTTCAATAAACCCTCACCTGCAATACGCAATGTGCGAGTGTTGAAATAGTCGCCAATCTTACCAAGCATGTTTCCAAACTGTGATCTACCGCCCATGTCTTGAACGAATTTGCCAAACTGGAAGTTTCTCCACACATCGGCAGCTTCAGGTACAGTCTGATGAAGAATACGTGCATGATCTTGTACGCTGTGCAAATAATCTTCAAAACGTCTTGCTTCATTTTTCAGNAAGTCGAACTGTTGTATGTTGAGATCACTTGCGTTACGGACTCCAAACAAGTTGTCCAGAACGTCGGCATGATGTGCTTTGTCGATACCCATACGGTTAAGAATATCCGCTACCGTTGATGCGCCGAACGATCCAATCTTTGCTTCTGTTTTCTGAAGAAAACCCGGCTTCCTGCCGATACCTGCTGTAATGTTAGTGAACGGGATGTCAATATTCAACAGGTTATTTTGCGCTTTAAACCTTGCGCTTTTGGCGGCATCGTCTACTTTCTTTTGTGCTGTTCGATAAATACTTTCCGCAACTTCACGTGCTGTTTCCGGACTGGCTCCTTCAGCTATCAGTTTTTCCCGTGTAGCGTTATAAAGTTCTCGTACACCTTTACCTGAAAAGTCTTTCAATCCTTCTTTTGAAATCTGTACACCTACTTGTTGGGCGGCTTCCCTCAATGCCCGTTGTCCAGCACTCGTTCCTGCTTTGACAACTGATCCGGCACCTAATGTAACGTAAGTAAGAGGATCAAGAGCAACGTCCCCAAGAAAGCTGACAACATCATGCCATCCGAATCCCTCTTTATCTTTCCATCCAAGATTTTCGAGGAACTCATCGAAATCCCTTTTCTCTTGTCCGGATAACCCTCTCCAAAAAGCATTAAGCGTTGACAAGAAAGAAGAACCTTCGCTTGTAGCTTCAGCAAGCGTCCCGGTAATTGCACGTTGAGGGCGAGAAATAAAATCAAGAACATTCATCCAAGCTGGTTGCCCCTCTTCAGGAGCGGGTTGTTTACCTCCGCCCCCGAAGTAATAAGCAACATTGGTATAGTTATCTGGAACATACACTTCCGGTCTCTGTCTGAGAGGGCCGAGAATTCCTTGAGCCGGATTCGCATACCTGCTTACCGGATCAATAGGTGTGATTGTTACAGGAGACGTAATCGCAGGTTCTTCCGACTTCTTATTCTTATCTGGTTTTGATTCTAAAATTTGTTTGGCGAGTCCCGAAGCCGTTGTTGTAGTAACCACCTGCTATCCCTCCTTTAGTACGATGATCTAACCCGCCTAAACATTTCCAATAAAAGATCGTTCGGGTCGAGCGACGGAGTTTTTGTCGAAGGTACTGAAGAAGAATCTCCCTCCACAAAATCTACGGCATACGTCAACTCATCGATGGTCTTAACGTAGGAAGCATAGTTTTTCAGATGTTCAGAAATCTGTTCCTGAATTGCTTGTCTTGCTTCCTTATTTCCGGCTGTCGAAGGTAATGCTTCAAGCTGTTTGACGAGCATTGAGATAGCATCTCCTTCTAGTCTTGCCATATTTACAAGGTTTGCTGCTTGTTGTGACCATTGAGAGTTTCTCAATTTGTCGTAATTTAATTGTAATTCAGCATTAAATTGTCTAATATTTTCATCTACTCGTCTGGAATCTACTTCAATTTGTCCCCAACGAATAGATTCGTTCGCCATGTTCGATCTGATCTGTTCAGACAGTTTTAAAGCGTCCAGTGTCGGATTACCGTTCTGATCCATTCCCATAATGTCCGTCATTCTAATTTCGTAGTCTGACAGGATACGTGCCAAAGCAATTTGAGATTCAGCGTTCAGTTGCTGATAGAATCTCTTATCTTCAAGAGACATTTTCATCAATGCCCGTTGTTCTTCACTCGACAATTTATCATAGTCAAACTGTAATCTTAACAAGTCTGCTGGCTTGACTCGATCATATCCGATAGTATGTCCGATCAGATCAAGATACAGGTTCGCTACGTTCTGCAAGTTCTGGTTGCCGGATTGCATCAATTGCTGAAGAAGTTCGGCTTCCCTGTCGCTCTGATTAAAAGATGCCATCTGTTGATATGCTTGTGACAATTGGTTGCCGTAACGTCTCATAATTTCAGATGCCATAGCTTGTCCCTGCTGTCCGAGTCTTGCAAGTTCCCTACCTTGACTAAGAAGTAACCGAGTGTCTTGATCTGAAGCAAGTCCAGAACCTGCCAATCCACGGTTCGCCATAGCTTGCCTTGCTGCTAAATACTCTTGGAATGTGCGATCTTCCAAACTCTGACGAGAAGTTGCAAGTTGGGTATTAAGCATGTCCAATTCAGAAGCTTGTGCACCTTCCAGACTCGAAACAAGGTTCTGGAAGGCTTGCCGGCGCTGTTGCGCTTCACGCTCTGCTTGTTGCCTTGCTTGCTCCATCATTGCTTGATAGCCCGGACTACTATATGGATCAGACATTTGTTGCATCGTCTGAAGTAGACTCCGGATCAACTGATCCGTTTGTGACTGTTGTTGCGCCATTTGCTCCTGCATCGCTTGCCACATCAGCATTTCCTGATCCTGCTGTTGCGGAAGGGTTGGTTGCTGCGTCACAGGCGCTGGCTGTCGCTGTTGCAGTCCTATATAAGTATTTGGATCATTACCGTAGTACGGATCGCTATAATCGATTCCTGCAGCTTCACGTACTTGATTCGCCCAAGTGTGAATCTGTTTGGCACGATCCGTCTGATGGAAACTTTGTGGTGAGTTTCCGGCAGCTTGCCAAGCGGCAAGTTCTTGATCATATACGCTCTTTGCCCGTGCAATTTCCGCTCTAGCCGCCGTTGGGTCTGTACGGTACTGTTCCAGTTTCCTCTGCCATTCAGGAATTGCCATAGCCAAAATCCTCCTTTCTTATAATATATCACGGTTCGTAAGGTTCGCCTACTATCAATTCATATTCTTCTGGTGTAATTACATTAAAATACACATACATACCTACCTGTTCCTTACTAGCCCATCCTTGTTCGTAGTAGTACTTAATACGTTCAAAATCGTTAGGGAAGATAGACATTACCCATTACCTCCTTCTAATCCAAGTAATCGTAATTCTATATTAACTAACGAACTACCCAACGCTTCATTCTGACGCTTCAGTTGTAAGTTCTCGATCTCTAGTTGTACGATTCGCTCCCCTAAAACATCTGAAGGATTGACGGGTTTAGGTTGATTAGTGATAGCATCTATTTCAGATTGTGTCATACCTTCGACCCATTCTTCACCTGTCCACCTTGGTCGGAAAAAACCGTCCGGGACTGGCTGAAGAACAATGTCCTCCGCCAGTTCACCAAAACCTAAATCAACAATAACGTTCTCAATAAAAACACCCGAAGAATCTACTTTCGATGCTAACTTCTTCATCGCTGACATCCTCCCTTATCCGTTAGCCCTTATTGAAAAATTGAACTCTATATTAGTTAACGCTTGATGTGTTAGTGTTACCCTACCCTGCGTATCAACAGTAATACCAACTGACTTAGAATCTGTTTCATTACTCCATGTAAGTGCTTGTGCGCCTACATTTATTCTTGGTCTATAACCTTCGGGAAGTGTGAACAATAGTGTCGACGGTGTGTTTACACCCCCTCCTATCAAACCTGCAATATGAACAATGCCGAAATTATCTTTATAGTATCTTAATGTTCGCACACCTACACTCGACCATCCATTAAGTAGTGTCGGACGAATCCAATCCTCTTGAAATTTACTCGCAAAGTTTGCTGGAATTTCGCTATTAACAACAGTTTTCAAGTCCGCAACGTCTTGAATGGTACGATCAAGTGCTGTTTTGACGTTTGCACCATACTGCACAGCGACCGACTGTACCGAGGACGATAATTGCCACGGCTCTGCAAGATATGTGACGGTGTAAGTTGCGGATGGATCGTAGTCAGATGTTGGTATACATGCATGAACTCTACCGAATGAGGCTGGAGATACAATATACTCCCACATGCTATCAACATTTCCATTCCTTCTTATCTGCAAGAACTGTTCCAACCTGTAATTCAATTTACTTGTCGAAAGGTTACTATCCCAAGTGTTGTTTATATACGTATTTCCATTGATATGCGTATATGGTGTGGCAATCTCATTCACAAGCATAGCTTCCCCAACTTCTATCGCATTTTTACCTGATAGAAGGCTGATAGAACCATGCACTTTATCAGTCACATCTTCTATTACAGGCTCCGCAAGCTGATATTGTAACGTTGCCCAACCTGTCCATCCAGTAGCTTTGTAATTGGCGACATAATTTTCATTCGTTCTTGTCTCGGACGGGTCTAGGATGGATTCCCAAGCAGTATAGACTGTTCCGTTATTTGCTGTCGCTTTCCAACCGTTCATAAGGGCTTTGATAGCGTTTGAATTTGGATTTACGTCAGAAACCCATCCTGCATGAGCATTCGAAACTGTGATAAAAAGCGTGTCATCAATATCACGAAGAATAACTTGGGCAGGATTATTGAACCCTGAAGGTATACTATTTAAAATCAATCCATCATATCGAGTAGCGGATTGGCTATGGCTTACAAACTGCCCAAGTACAGACGATACATCAATAATACGAACAGACTTAAACATCGTATAATTAGTGGCAAATTCCCAATCCAAACTACCATCCAATACAACCTGATTGAATCGCTTTACTTTCCAATAACGTCCGTCTCTATATTCGAGAACGTCCCTCACTGTTGCATTTTGGTTAGAAGCTAACTCCACATCTGCATACAGGTAGTCGTTATTCTGCGGCTCAAAGGGTAATGGTTCTGAACCTACATTAAGCATCGGTTTAGACCATATACAGATACCTGCAATATGATTAGTTATCCGAACACAGATGCGGTTAATTCCTGCGGGAATTGTGAACGAGCCGCTTGTAGAACTTGTATCTCCCCCTAACTCTATCAGTAACGAACCTAAACTACCATCGTCATTCACAGAAATTACTTGAAACCTACCCGAAGAAAGTTGGTAGGATAGTGTGTACACTTGCCCCGGCACTACATTTACAAACGTTTGCATAAACCTAAAAGTGTTAGAGGATTGTATTCTTACATTGTAAGGTTCGTTAATTTGGAATTCTCCTGACAAAAGGGTCTCCCACATGTAAAACGGCGGAAGAAGATTCTTCCCATACCGTTTTACATACAATCCACGCAAGTTTTTAATACCTTCAACGAACTCTAAATCTGTATAAATACCTTCAACAATGCAAATATTTTCAAAAACAGATTCACTAGAATTACTTCCTGAAATAGTAACTACTAAAGATGAACTATCGTTTGGTGCTTGAAATATTGCTGATTGTGTATTTTGATCTAATTTTGCAATATTAAGAGGACTCAAAACATTTAATGAAGCCAGAAGGCTTGGGTCTTTAATTTTACCAAAAACAGTATACCACGCCCCCTTCTTAACAGGTATACTTATATGTGCAACCATATTGCCGAACGGTTGAACTGTCATTTTTGCTGGACTATCGATATTAACGTAATTAGGTTGTTCTACAGTCCAACTGTTAAAGTTAGGTAAAATATTAATAACTGTTTTACCTTCCACTTTTATCAAATGAAGAGGGGACACTTCATCAGCTTCGACAATCTGAAGTCCTCGATTCAATTGAATGTCCCGAACATCACTCTCGTTCAGCTTTCTTTCAAGAGCCGTAATTCGTGCAGCATCGAATCCTTCAGGGTCAATATCTTCCACCCGGAGACCATGCCAAGTTCCTTGATGGTCACCTGTGCGATCAGTTTTTTGTGCGAGTTGAGCGTTGACTTCTTGCTTCGTGTAATAGCGCCCATCAAGTGCGCCTGTTTGAATCTTTTCTGTTGTTACAGACTGGTTCGCAATCTTTGCGTTTGTCACAGAATTGTTCGCAATCTTGCTTGTCGTAACAGCATTGTTCGCAATCTTTGCTTCAGTAACCGCACCGTCAGCGATCTTTTCAACGTGGACAGCACCGTTTGCAATCTTCGCACGGACAACTGAACCGTCTTTCAGTGCTGGAGTATCAACACTTCCTTGACCATATTCGACAGAAATTGTCAAAGTTGCCGTATCTTTGTCCATCGATAAAATAACGTTGTCGCCTTCTCTGAAACGAAGTTCATTAAGCGCTGTATTCAAATCTGTCGTAGTTTTTACACTACCGTTGCGATTAACTGCAATGAACTTTTTGATCAAACGGTCGAAGTTATCGTTAATAGCTACACGCAAGAGTTCTCTCTCTTGCTTGTAGTCCGCAGCCATAACAATATCTCCGTCTTTCCAATCTTTCATAGATTCGGGATTTACACGTCCCATTAACATTCACCCCTTACGGTTTTTTGAGTTTGAATTCAAGTCCAAAACCAAACAACTCGAACTCTTTTCCAGCACCGCCACGGAACCTTACCTTCACCCGTCTACATTTACCCCGGATCGTTGCCCGTTGAACCGATAGTGTGAGATGACCGAAAGCGGATTGTCCCATAACCCAAGCGCCTAGAACCGTTCCTGTGTAAAACTCGAAATTCGGCTCTGTTTTATGCACCCATTCAACTTTCCCTTGATCGTCGATAACAACTTCGCCGGAATCAGGCGACAGTACGATCGAAGAATCAGCTTGAACAGTAACATACATCTGAACATCATGTAGTGGGAAATGTCTTGCAAGAATGTAAATACGCTTCAATTTCTTGTAGTTGAACGAAGCTGAAAGATCGAGAAGTTTTGTCTCGATGTCCAAATCGTATTCAACCCCTGCATCCGTGTAAACTTCTCTATCGTGTATATACAGGTTGCCGTTTTTGGTAACGTTATACGCATCTTCTCCATAGAGAAGGAACTGAATAATGTCCAGATTTTCCGACTGATCCTTTACCCATACCCCTTGTTCATAGTAGTATCGATAAATTGTTTTTCGATCAGGGAATGCCAACCAGTATTGAGAGTCCGTCACAACTGCACACGCATTTTCATCAGTCGGCATTTCAGACTTAATCTGTGCGTCTACCCGATTAACATTCATAGTGTCCAGACGATACGGGTTTGGACGCAAGGCATGTACACCTTCATGCGACAAAAATATAATATAGTTTCCGACAACTTTCGCTGACCATCCAGCGATACACCCAATTCCGTCATGAATTTGATAGCGTTCATAATCCTCTGTTGATTTTCCGACAAGTGTCTGGATTGTCGTTTTCGTGAAAACAACTAGCATATTTTGGAATCGAACAGCCGTTGTGATTGGTTCTTGCTTGCCTGTATCGAAGTTGATCGTATTCGATACCGGGAAATATCTTGCATTTTGAAGATCGGAAATGTACATCTGGAAGGGATTCTCTGTATCTCCGTACAGAAGTACCCGATCCCAGTGAAGAACGATTCTGTTACATGTATGGATACCGGAAACAGGCATGACGCTTGTACGATCTTCAACATCTTTTACAATGTATCCTGTCAACACATAAACCTGTGTCGGTTGAATATCATTTGAATCGTTCTCTTTTCGCACGGTAACACGAATATCATAATTCGTTGCCGTGTCAAAAGAAATTTCGACTGTCCTTTTATCCGCTTCAAAGTTCGTAATTTCTTCCCATTCGGTATCTGAAGAACGCTTATATTCCCATTTATACTCAACCGGGTCTGTATAGCCCGAAGGTCGGTTAATATAAGCGGTCATCGTGATTGGAACATTCTTCGCTGCTGTCCGGTACTGCGGCTTGATACCGATAGCTTCAACATTTTGAGTTGGAGAAACACCGTCTTGTATATACTCATCAGGATTGTCAGCAAGTCCGTTGGTACCTATATAGATCGCTTCCATAACGGTAGGTGTATAAGGTTCTACGACTTTTGCCTTCCAACCACTGTCATATTCAAGTTCAACTAGTCTGGTTCCAGTAGCAACAAACATCACATGTCGGTATTGAATAGCTTCTACCGTTCTTGATGTCTGGAAAGTAAATTCATCACCATTGGAATCGTATATTGTTATCTTGGAAAATGTGCTACTGTCATTCTCTTTAACAAACAGTTGACCGTTCACTGCCATAATAATATCCGGATATTCTTCTGAATGTCTGTAATAGAAAAAGGCACCTTGAGTGTTTCCGGAACATGTGGCAATGGCACGTCGTCCGTAGCGAAGTCTAGCTGAAGATCGTCCGGACAGATCAACGTTAACACAAACAGGGAACTCATTTTCCATAAGTTTTTCGTTCGTGATTTCCGTGTTGAGTCCTCCCGAAAAATCCATGAACGCTTCAAATAACTTTTCTGCCGGATTGTGTCTTATATTTTGACGTGCCATTTACCTTTCACCATCCTACATAATATAATGGACGATTCACCATAATTGGGTCAGTATGCCAAGAGATTGTGACCCGATCCCCTTCAGCAATATTATCTAGGAATATTGTACCAAGATATTTGCTATAATCATAGACCCTTTGACTATTAACGTAAACATTTACTTTACTTCGCACCGGATGAAAATCTTCCTTTGTGACCTCAAACTTTTTCTGACCTTCTTCTGCAATGAATTGTTGGCAATTTGGGCGATCCCAGTACTCTGCTGGAGGATCATAATGAACCTTGAAAGTTGCGAGACCGTCGTAAAACTGTTGCATAAAACTATTCTTTTCACCTATTGACGAATCCTGCGCTTTGATCATTGCTGATGCGTAAAGTACAGGAAGTCTATGATACTGCTCATCAAAAACGAAAGTATCTGAAAGATCACCTGTCAGTTCAATGTCCGGAAACTTGCATCGAACTTCGGATGCCATCAAATCTTTCCCATCGTTGAGCAGCATGACAATATCTTGATTGTCAATAATGTCATCAACATATGCATTAACCATGCGGATCATTGTTGCAAGATTCATCTTCTTTACACTTCCCCTCCAAGAGAAATTACNAAAATATCATATTGTAAACTGCCCGTCGGCGGATTGTCGAAGGTAAGTGTAACTGCTGAAGAGTCGTAACTAACTGAAAAACTTCCCGCTTGACGTGCGGCAATGTTTCGCGGTGTTACCTGAACGTTGAATGGAGTCTTACCAATTCCATGTGTTGTCTGATACGATGTTGACTCTCCGTCAGCGTTAATGGTGCGAGTAAAGGCTCTACCAAAAAACACCATTTGATAATCCGAACCGTTGTGTGTAACAAGATAAGAATCGTTACCAGATATACTGAGCGGATTCCACCCACCAGAAGATTTGCCATTCGCCACAGCTAATAGCCCAGTGCTTCGCAATGGTGTGTTGGGCTGTACAGATAATGGGTTGAGTTTGATGCCGTTGGCAAATATGCGATGCTGATAAGCATCCGCCGCGCGTCCGACAATCTGTGTACC